AAGAATGGAAGTGAAGTTGAACGTAGCCATAAGATCCTAACCTTTCGTTAGTCAGCCCTACTTCTTCGTATAATCTTCGAGTCTGTGAGATAGTTTTTCAACCATCGCCACACACGCGCAGTCGGAATGCCATATACAAGGTATTCCATCGCCGCACTGCTGTTGTCGTAGGTAGTACGAACAGCAGAGTATGCTTGCCGGATCACATTGAGTCTATCAATTGCGTCTTCCGGGTCAAAGCCTTCAAGTAATGCTAGAGCGGTTTCATAACAAGACCACTCGATTTCGTTTGGTACAACAGTATCCTTACCACGAGGGAATTCCAATTCTTGTGTTTCATCTGCTACAATGACTTCGTCTCGCGTCGGAGGATCAACAAGAATCTTCTCTTCTTTTTCCGTGCTTGAATTATACTCGTACATTATCAACCACACAGCATTCTTCACGCCTTTGTAGTTGAGATCATCAATGATTTGAGTGGCTTCGGTCAACGCCTTCGGACGATCAGCCGGGTTGGAGTCTGACCAGCCCTCGGAGTGAAGGCGAGCATCGAAATATGCGTTCGCACCAGCAAGTGTGCCATAGTAAGCCATATTTCAATTCCTTATGTAGTATTGCCAATGGTACCACCAAGCAGTGCAGCGCCTCCTGCTTTCTTTGCTTTTGAATAAGTGGTTTCGACGGCTTTCGCCTCCGATTTGACAGGTTGACCAGTGGGTTTAGCGGCTCCACCCTTCTTCACAACTGGTCCCTTGCCGTTGAATTTAGCTACCATTTAGTCTTCTCCTCCCTTGTTGAGGTCTTTACCTTCACCTCGATCAGGTGTTTTCTTGTCGACCTTCAGTGTGGTGTTAGTGGCTTTTTCACGTTCTTCCTTACCCGAATCCTTGTCCGGATCGAGATCAGACAACCCTCTGGCTGCCATGTTCTCTCCTTGATCTTGCTTGCCTGCTTGCTGGGCCTTCATAATGGCTTCGGCACGGGCAATATGATCCTTGCGAGCTTGTAGATACTCTTCTGGCCCAAAACCAAGTGCAATAGAAGCTGTTTGCTCACCAACAAGCCCGGCTTCATGGGCGCGGATAATTGTCTCAGGGTCCGATGTGGCATAGTCAGCGCTATCAATTTGAGCGAAGATACCGTCGATCGTTTTGGTGTTCGCTTTGCCAGCCAGGAGAGCTGTCACAATGTTTTTTGAGAGTTCTTTCTTGACCTTTGTACCAGGAACTGTGTACATCAAGTCGGCCAATTCCTTGGCTTCCCTGATTCGATCATCATCGTTCTTAAGACTGTATCGGTCAGGGTATTTGATTGTTGCAATTTGGCGCTTGTTAGCATCTTTGTTCTCATATGCCGCCCAATGCTCAGCGATACGTCGTTCAGCACCTTCCAACACAAGACCAATGTAAGAAAGCCCAGCTTCCAGCCCTTGATCCGACAACTTCATGGCTTCGGCCGAGATAGCTCGCTGCCCCATTTTGTTCTGAACGGCTAGATTTACCAGCTTGCGAATATCATCCTCAAGCTTCTCTTGAAGCTTCATAGATGCAACAAGAGGTTCCGAACTGGGGTGGATGAAAGAAGGTGCATCAGCTTTCAAATCATAAGTACGACCATAGGTTATACCTGTGCGAGCCTCTTCACCTGGTTTGCTATTGTCAGAAGTATTTGATGTTCCATCATCATCAACACTTTTCTTCAAGTGAGAACCAACCGCCCTCATATCCTTTTGTTCGATATACATGGCATAGTTTGCTCTGAGAGCATAAGATACGTCAGAGGAGCCAAGATTCAACAATGCGACTTGATGCTTATAAACATCCTTAAGAAGGCTACCACCGATAGATAGCATCGTGAAAGGTATCCGATCCAATTCAAGATGTGTGATACCATCGCCACTTGTGATGGCCTTACCATCCCAGTCAAGAAGTTCATCTTTCTCGTTCATCAGCTTCATCTTGACCATACCATCAGCCGGATCGACCCAGAGGAAGCGATAACGAGTATATCCACCACTGGGAAGGTATGCACCGTGCGCGAAACCTTGGTTGTAATTGATGCCTCGATCTCGAAGCAAGATAGCAGTGAAATCACCGGGTTCTTCTGGCTTGGCGACAGACCAAGATAGAATGTCTTCCACTTTGTACACATAAGTGTAAGGACGTGCTTTACCTTCGTCGGCCATCGTTCGGAAGCCGGATAATTGAGGCATATCAGTGTAAACACCTACACGGCCCATGACCAACAGTTCGGTCAACACATCAATCCCAAGGAATTGCTGCATGGATGAACCTTTGTTATCAACTCCTCCGATTTCGCCAGATGTGGCTCGCATGTAATTTTCGCTGCCATCACGACGGTAAACGTCGCGCAATCGCTGGAAAATGGAATTGCGAACATCATTCACCGCTACCTTAGCAAACGATTGGATTGGGGTATAGAACTTTCGTCTTGCAAAATCCTCGGTCGTTTCCCTGTTGCTGAATCGCTTCAAGTTCCTTTGGACGAACCGAGGGCCTCCGTTGTAGGTGTCTCTCCAATCGGCCCAGTACATTTCGTCTTCGAGAAAACTTGGGTGCCGTATCGCTGTCAAGAACTTGGTTTCGCGAGTCATTGATTTTCCTCTAAATATTTGGCGGCATCTTGCAGCAGCTTTGGATCGTCACCCATTAACCCTAATGCAAGATTACAGTTATTACAAAGGAGGCCGCGAATTTTGCCAGTCGTATGACAATGATCCACTGCAAAATAATTACCCTTGCCAGGAGAAGTTGAGCAACAAATTTTGCATTTTCCATTCTGCTTTTTCAGCGTGTTTTCAAAATGCTCTTTCGTCATACCATAAAGACGAAATATTGCCGTCCATCTGTTTCGTTCTTTCGTTTTCGCTTTGTATTCTTTGCGACATTCTTTGCACTCAGAACACCGCCCTTTCCGTCTCTTTTTGGCTTTTGAGAAAAAGGCCAAAGGAAATACACGAAGACAAGCTGAACAGGCTTTAGTGTCTTTGTCTTCGCGGTTTCTATTCTCAATTTGTCTTTTTATTCTGTCTACTACTTCAGTAGGAGTGTTTAACTTTTCAAAGCGAAGACTCTGTACACAACTACGACATCTAGTGGCTCGCCTTTTTCTGTTTCTGCTTTCTTTTGAGAATGAATCTAAAGGAAGTATTTTCTCGCAATAAAGACAAAGCTTGGTTTCTTTTGATTCGCTTTTGCGAAGTAACCTTAAATAATCTTGCCTCTCTTTACTGGCTGCCATATTATACTACCTTCTCAGTTACATTACCACCAGACACAATACTAGCCGCCAATGGTAGCGCGATCTCCGCGTAATTGAAAGCATGCGCATAATGGTCAGGACCGGTGTTAAGATACAAGGCTTTTGGGTTGCCTTGATCGTCTTTCTCATATGTTCGGACCATCGCTTTGATATGATCCTTGAACTCCAATGGGGTGTCAGCGGGCAAAGTCACTCTATCAGAGTGCAAACGACCTAATGAAGCATCTAACCAGTTTGTACGGTCAACAGTGACAATTGTCGCTCCACTGTCTTCCTCGGACTTTGCCAGTTCTTTTCCAGTGACGCCACGTCGATAACGGCACAGATAAACATAACCAGGGAAACGTTTTGCGAATCGACGTGCATCATTGATCTGAGGATCGGCATCAATCACCGCTGCTCGAATCTGCCATTCCCGCATGAGAGGGTCGAGGTTATGGAAATCATCCCCAGGTAATTTACCCATCCAAAGCACTTTAGCAAATGCAGCGGCATTCAAATCCATAGTACCATTCAATAAATATTCAACTACAACAATGTGGTTGAATTTACCTTGGTCGATACCCATAACAATACAACGATCAGTCCCAATATCAGGTCGCTGACTCTCTTTGAAGTAGTTTCTAATCGACATTTCAATCTCGCTTTCTGTGACTTGACCGCCATCAGGAATATAAGGTAAACCTTGTTTCGAGTTGTGAAACTCGACCATTGCCGCTTCATCACCGACGCCTCGAAAGTAAGCCAGAGCCAGATCAGACGGAGTGACCGTGTAGCTATACATCTGGTTGATGTAGAAGCTTCGATGGTCATCATCTACATTAACCGTCGTCTCCCAAAAGGCTTTCTTCAAGAAGTCAAGTTTCTCTTCATGTTCGATCTTCTTTTTGCATTCCTTGCATATTAGATGTGATTTCTTTACATCTGGATCAGTGATCGTTTCTCCGCAGATCTCCAAGCATTCCGGGAAAATGAATTCTGTTCGTCTACCACAACGAGGGCACTTGAAGTAGAAGTGCTCTTGTGTGCCTTGCAGGAAGAGCTTGTGGATGCCGAACTGAGGGATGGTTGGTGTGCTCAGTGAGAACACAAACCGATTCTTGGCAAGTTGCCCGGAAAGGCGTTCTAAGGCCAACCATACCTGTTTGATATCCATCTCATCCATCTCATCGAGTACCATACACGATACAGGAATCGATTTCAAATTACTGTCGCCTCGTGAACCACGAATATAGAGACTGACGCCTCCGGCCTGCTTCAGACCAACCGTGTTCGTGTCAGTGAACAATGATTTTAGGTATTTACTATGCAACAAAGCGGTATTGAAACGTGATTTGCTGAAATCGCTCGCGTTCAGCGCTGTGGGAAGGACATAAAGCACATCTCGCTTCTTGATGTCTACCGTGTGGAACGCAATATTGATTGCAACTTCGGTCAGGCCCATTTGGGCAGCTTTCATAACCGTGTTGAAGCTGGCTGACGAATCGTGAACATCCTTACACCATGGATGATATTTGAAGCTATAGTTTCCAGGGAATGGTTCACCCATGATTCGGCGATGTGTGACCCAACGACTACAGGACGCTAGTGTGCGAGACACCAGTCCTTCGTTGACAACATCGCCGAAATCGGTCAATAATCCCATGATTTCCTACTACTTGGAGGTCTTTTCGTCCTTATTCTCGGTCTTTTCTACCTTTTCGGTCTTCTTTTCGACCTTCTTAAAAGATTTTGCTAGTTCGTTAGCTTGGTGAGCCAGTTGTACATCATCGACCTTTACTACCTTTTTGACCGGTTTTTCGGCTTTTTCGGTCTTTTCGACCTTCTTTTCGACTTTTGGCCGTCGTTCACGGTCAACCTTTTCCAGCCTGA